AATTTAAGATCAACAGTTCTAACAAGAATTCCTGGTAAGAAAGCAAGTCCTGGCGGATGGATGTCGTTAAATTGCCCTATGTGTACTGCAATGGGTGAGACAAGGCCAGATAACCGCAAGCGTGGCGGCTTTAACATGACTGCTGATAATTCAATTGTGTTTAACTGTTTTAATTGTGGATTTAAAACAGGCTGGAAACCTGGAGGTATTTTAGGTAGTAAGTTTGTTGAATTGTTAAAAGGGTTGGGCATAGATGATACTACAGTAAACAAATTAAAAATTCAAAGTTATAATGAACGAGAAATTAATCCAATATTTAATACAAAAGTCGAAGAGATAAAATTAGATTGGCAAGAAAAAGCATTACCACAAGATGCAAAACCAATAGACGAGAATACACCAGAGTACATTTTAGAATATTTGCAATCTAGAGGAGAAGGAGTATATAGTAGTTGGAATTATTATTGGACACCCAATACCTATATGAATTTAAATGAACGTATAATTATACCATGCTATTTTAAGAAAAAAGTTGTTGGCTGGATTACAAGACATGTATATCCAAATAAAACTGATAGACCAAAGTATTATGTTGAAACACAAAAAAATTATATGTTTAATTTAGATCAATTATATACAAAAGAACGCAAGTATGCTATACTAGTTGAAGGACCATTTGATGCTATCGGTATTGATGGCATTGGTTTACTTGGCTCAAAAATAAATCAAGTACAAGCAGATTACTTAAATACATTTAATAGAAAATTTATTTTAGTTCCGGACAAGGACAAACCAGGTGAACGATTAATTGACGAAGCACTTCGTTATAATTGGGGAGTTAGTTTTCCACAATGGGATGATGAAATAAAAGATGTTGCAGATGCAGTTAAGAAATATGGAAGAATTTTTACATTAAAGAGTATATTAGAGTCAGTTGAGAATAATCCAACAAAGATTGGAATTAAGAAAAGGATAGCATAATGGGACATATAAGGCGACAGAAGAAAAATTAATGGTAAAAGAATTTAAAGAAAATCTCCAAAAACTCTTTTTGGGGTTTTTAATAAGCGATAAAGAGTTATATGTTAGAGTGCAATCATTGGTTGTACCTACATATTTTAATAATAAATTAAGACCAACTGTTGAATTTATTAATAAACATGCTGATGAATATAACAGTATGCCTACCATTGATCAGATCAAAGCAAAAACAGAAATAGGATTAGAATTAGATGCTGAGGTTACAGCAAGGCATAAAGAATGGTTTTTAGATGAGTTTCAAGATTTTGCAAAGTTTAAAGCACTTGAGCAAGCAATTTTAGCAAGTGCTGATGATATTGAAAAGGGAGAATATTTCTCTGTAGAAAAACGTGTCAAGGAAGCAAGTAGCGTAGGGTTGGCAAAGAATTTAGGTACAGATTATTTTGAAAATCCAAAAGAAAGATTACAGAAGTTAAAAGATAATAATGGGCAAGTAAGTACAGGATGGACATCAATTGATAAAAAATTATTTGGTGGATTTAATAGAGGTGAGTTAAGTATTTTTGCTGGTACATCTGGTGCAGGCAAAAGTTTATTTTTGCAGAATCTTGCATTGAATTGGGTGCAAGCAGGTTTAAATGTTGTTTATATTACACTTGAACTTAGTGAAGAACTAGTTGCAATGCGTATTGATAGTATGGCAACTGGGATAAACAGTAGAAGTTTATTTAAAAGTTTAGATGATGTTGATTTAAAAGTCCGAATGATGAAAAAGACCTCAGGTAATTTACAAATTGTATATTTGCCAAGTGGTGTTAATACTGGACAAATTAAAGCATTCCTCAAAGAATTAGAAATACAACATGGTAAGCAAGCACAAGCAATATTAATAGATTATTTAGATCTAATGATGCCAAATGATAAGCGAGTAAGTCCAAGTGATTTGTTTGTTAAAGACAAATATGTTGCAGAAGAATTACGTAATTTAGCAGTAGATCTTGATACATTATTAATAACAGCGTCTCAGTTAAACAGAACAGCAGTTGAGGAAATTGAATTTGATCATAGTCATATTGCTGGTGGTTTAAGTAAAATACAAACAGCAGATAATGTTATTGGTATTTTCACAAGTGCGCCAATGCGTGAACGAGGGCGTTATCAAGTACAGTTTATGAAAACACGTAGTAGCAGTGGTGTAGGGCAACGGGTTGACCTAGGATTTAATTTAGAAAGTTTGCGTATTGAAGATTTGTCTGACGAAGACCAAGAAGATGATAATACAGTTCCGATATATAAAAATGTATTACGTACAAGTAATGTTACTGATGATAAAGAAGTAAATGGTAAAACTGTTGAAACAAAATCAGCAGATATTCGTAAAATGATATCTAATATGAATAAGCTCAATAAGTAAATCAGCATAAATATATATAATCAGGAATTGTTAAAATGAAAATAAAAAGTATTTTAAATGAAATTGATAGTATTTTACCGCAGAAAAACAAGGCATTGATAGTTGAAAGCCGCGCAAGCCACGTTATTATTTCTGCATCAAATATTATGAATATGATTTCTGAGAATTATGATGCTGATACAGCAGAAAAATTACAAAAAAAGTTTTTAAATGCAATCCGTACAGGTAATGTAGATAAATTCAGTAATGCTTTAAAGAGATTAAAACAATGAAAGTTAATGAACTTATACTTAATATTAAACAAAAACGTAAGTTCCGCGGACCACGAATTCCTCGTAAAACAGGTATTGAATTCCATAAACTTGCGAAAGTGCGTAGAGCCATTAAAGATGATATGGAAATGGATGGTATTACCGAAGCGGAAGCAGAAGGTAAAAATCTCCATTTAACTCATTTTGAAGATAGTTTAATACATGGCGGTTATAAAGGCGCTGAGAACGCATTAAACATAGCCGCTGGCTTATTGGACATGCTAGAAGGTAATGCTACCGAAAGTGTTAACATTACAACTAAATGGGACGGCGCCCCTGCTATATTTGCAGGTATTAATCCTGAGACTGGTAAATTTATAATGGGAGACAAAGGATTGTTTGCTCAAACTCCTCGCATAATGGACACACCAGATGCTATTGATCAAAACAAAGCAGACAGAATAAAAAAAGGTGTCAATATCGATTTAGGTGGATTACGTAGTAAGTTGAAAGAAGTACTTGAACATTTACCTAAAATTTTCCCATCTGATTATCAAGGTATTTTACAAGGCGACTTGTTATTTACATCTGATATTAAAAAGGAACAAGAGATTGATGGAGAAAAGTATATTGCATTTACTCCAAATAGTTTAACTTATGCTGTTCCCGTTGGGAGTGACATAGCAAATCAGATTGAGCGAGCAAAAATTGGTATTGTTTTTCATACAAAGTATGATGGCGATACTATTCCTACAATGAAAGCAAGTTTCGGTGCAAATGTTGATGATTTAAAACCAAACCCAGATGTTTGGTTTAGAGATGCTAAAATACACGATGTAAGTGGGCAAGTAACATTAACAAAAGAAGAAACTAATAGAATTAGTAAAGGTCTTAATGATGCACATAAAAGTCTTCTTGGAGCCGGCCAGAAAGTCTTTCAATTCCTCGAAAGTGAAGAAATGGGTAAAGATTTTAAGAAATCTTTAGAGGCAACGATTAATGCTAGTATTAAAACCGATGGTACTATTCCTGAAAATCCTCTGGCGTTTGCATCAAGCCATGTTGCTCGTTTTGAGGAGAAGTATGAAAGAGAAATTTCTAATGCAAAAAGACAAGACACAATTGATCGGAAAACACAAGAAATGCAAAAAGGCTTAGACTTTTTTGAAGCAAATAGGGAAAACTTTACACAGTTATATCATGTGTGGTTGTCATTGTTTGCTGTAAAATCTATGTTTGCAGAAAAAATGAGCAAAATTAGAGCAATGGATACATTTAAAATTATGCCAAATGGCGATATTGAAGTTCGAGACCCAGAGGGTTTTGTAGCAGTTGATCATATTGGTAATGCTGTAAAGATTGTTGACCGTTTAGTTTTTAGTGCTGAAAATTTCCAAAAGTCGTTTTAGAACCGAAAACGCCAATCAGATAAATACAATTATGGAACTAAAATTTATCAATGACTTATGTGAAAGTAGATTAGTAAGGCAGAAAAAGCAAATAAAGAAATTTACTGCTAAAGACTGTGCTGATCTGGTTTTTCTGTATGCATGTATTATAACAATCCTCAAAAACGAATTTAAATATGCTCCAACAGCAATGGCTTATGCACATAAGACCAGAATGTTTGCTAATTGGAATGTATTTCGTACTAATGGCACGGATATGTATGTTTTACTTTGTGCATTAATTGGAACAGATGATACAAATACATTAATGGCAGATCAAGAAGCAAGTCAAGTTTTTCGTAATTCATTGAATGTTAACCAACCTCAGTTGAAACAATGGTTTGCATATTCTGCTAAAGGAAAAGTTAATGCCCAAGTTGATGGCCAATTTTTATTTAGATTAGAGAAGCAATTACGTGTAGATAATGCACAGTATAAAGCCATTCGTAGATTAGCATCTGATTGGGGTAATTTAAAGCACGGCCAGAAAGTATTAATTGTTACACGTTGTTTGCAAGCGTTAAGGATGCGAGCTCGACGTTCAGAATTGTATCCAGTTTTAATGAAATTAACCAAAGAAAAGAAATTTTATCCAGTGAATAAAAACGGTAAAGCAGTAGCACCAAGAGATATGGAAATCGCACAGCCTGCGGCTACAACAGGCGGCATGAGTACACGTTCTAAGATTGCCATCGGCATTGGCTTACCGGTTGCAACAGGCATTGCAGGATATGCTTTAGGTAGACGTTTTAACCGAAAACAAAGCAAAAGACGCCAATATTCAACATAATAATATATCTTAGTAGTAAATTTTTCCTTCGATTGCATAAATAAATGTAAGCATTGATACAAATTGTATTGATGCAAATGATATAACAGGAGAAAATCCAATGGTAGCAAGAACAAATGGTGGAGTAGCCGCAGGTCAAGTACTAGTAGGCTCACTATCACATTTCACAATCACAACAGCCGGCGATGCAAGTGCAAAGTTGGGTGTTGATGGCGCAGTTCAGAAGGTCCTAGAAATGATTGCAACTAAATCAACAGTTGTAATGCTAGGTGATGTAGATGCAACTGACTTCCGTGTAGCAGTTGAGAGTTCAACAGCATGGACAGCCGCAGCAATGCAGGTTTCCCTTCGGGCTTTAGGTACAGTAGACGGTGTTGACTTTAGTTCAGATTCAGTCGCTGACTTCACATACTAATTTTTAGTATGGAAAGAGTTTAAAACCCCTTCCTCGGAAGGGGTTTTTTCTTGACTAATAAATATCTTTGTTATGATGCATGAGTTTAATCTTGAACACGCAACGTGGTTTACTTTATATACTTTAATAGATATTTCCCATTCAACAAGAAGAAAAGATGTTTCTCAAAAGAATTGGGATACTATTATTAATGGTATTAGTATGCGAGCCCAGCCTTTAGGTTCAAATCTTCCTGAAAAAAAACGACAAAAAACAACAAAATTTAAGTTTGGATCTGAATACAAAAATAAAGTAATGAATATTTGGATGTGGTCTTTTGCAATAGAACATGTTGGTGCTATTGATATAAAAATATTAATGTATGAATTTCATGGTATGCCAGTTATTGATAAGTTAACACACATTGAAACTAAAAATTCAAAAATTAAAAATACCTATTTTGTTCTAAACAAGTCACCATAAATAGTAATGTTATAGGAGTTTATTAATGGCTGACGATCCAAAAGTTAAAAAATTATATGTTCATTCTGGTGATACATATGATATTGAAGCAGAAAGTCTTGAAGCTCATGTAGCAATTTGTAGTGAAAGATATAGTGCATTGCATCAACATCTTGAAGATTCTGAAACACGGCTAACTGAAAAAATTGATAATAATAGTAATCAAATTAGTCGTTTAGAGAGAGTTTTATTTTGGGGGGTTGGTGCTGTCTTTGTTACACTGCTCGGTGCAATGTTTACATTCCTCTTTAAATAAGAATTTTCATTTTAGTAATTCCGTATAAATACACGTATGAATCTAGTAGATCTATATGGCGAAGGCCCTATCCTTGAAGCCCGGCGTGTATGGGCCCGCCGCGGCAAGAAAGTTGTACAAAAATTTCGTTGTACAAGTGGATGGCGTTCAGGGCGATTAGTTGCTACACCGGCTTCTTGTACAAAGCCAATAGATATGAAGAAACGTTTTACGTTGAGAAAGACCAAAGCACGATTAGGAAAACGAATCGCAAGAAAGACGGCCAGGTCGAAGAAATTTAATCCAATTACGAAGAGAATTACGCAATTGAATAAAAGTACTCGACCAAAAACTCCAGGACGTCGAAAAGGCGGCACAAAATGGTGGCATAGAACATGAAAACATTTAGAGAATATTTAAAAGAAATTAATGCAAAACCGCCTGGCGCTCCTGCAGGAACCCAAGCGGCATCGAATCGAACTAATGTAGCAAACACAGGAGGCGCAACTCCTGGTTCTCAATCAAAGCCAAGTGCAAATATAAAAGTAACTAATGTTGTTCCAGCACAAAGTAATTCACCAACAGTACAAGGTTCACAAGGAACAGTAGCACCAACTGATATGGAAGAACCAGAAGCAGTTATTAATGTTAAGTCCGGACAAAATGCAGGACAAACTTCTCTTAAAGATTTTAAAGCAACAGTGACTCCCGGCGAAGCAGAGATAGAATTTAAAAGCCCAGATGGAAAGTCCTTTAAAGTACCGCAAGAATTTTTTATTGACGAAGGGATTCAACATCTTAAAAAACTTTCAGGAATATAGAAATGAAGATAAATGAGATTAAATTAAAAGAAACAACTGCTGGCGCAACCAGCTCGGGTTCTATTGCTGTTTCAATTGGTTCTGTTGGTAGCGGAATGATTGCAAGGGACGATAGCAAAAAGAAAAACAAAAAGAAAAAGAATCCACATGGTATTGAGATGCCTAAAGATGCTTTATTTGCTGGTAACGTTGCTGAAGGGACTAAACCAAAGTATAAAAATAAACAAGTTAAAGGCAAAGATTCAATGCCTAAGTTAACTAAACCAACAGCAGGACATGAATCGCCACATCCTTTTAGGGGTAAGTTAGTTGGTGAGGGGTCAATACCTGATGATAAGGCAGCAGGTATTAAATGGGCAGATGACCCAGATTGGAAAAAGTTACATGATATGGATCTTGACATGGTACAAGATTTTATTTCTCATAAAAAAGAAACAAACGAAGCACCTTCCGAACCCTTAACACCTGCCGGCCTATCGAAAATATTTACGAAAACAAGCGACACAAGCGACGCATCGAAAGCCCAAGCTGGCAGGCCAAGAGGTGGTCCTCATATTGAAAATGTTAAGTTCTGGGATTTACCAAAAAGTCACCTTGATTATATTCGTAAGGATGCTTATGATGCGATGAAAGCAAATCCAGAGGGTAAAAAGGCTGGAAAATATGCAGATGAACTAAATGATGCTGAAACGGTTTTATATTGGAGAAAGATGCACGGCAGTGATGAAGCAAAACCTGAGTATGAGGTTAAGTATGCAAAGTCAAAGAAAGGCCCAATTAAGGTTACAAAATTTATGACTTTTGACCAAGCAAAGAAATTCCTTGCTGATGTTGAAAAAGATGGAATGAAAGGAATTATCTCCAGGCCCCAGTCTGCCATCCACGTGTTTGACAGCCTCGATGAAATATCGAGAAACACTCTTGGGTCATATATTTCTAAAGCATCTGATGCTCGTGGACATAGAAAGCTTTCTACAAAGAAAGTTGATAATCGTTATGCTGGTGTTTCGAAAGCATCAAAGAAACTTAGTAAAAAAGAAAAAGAAGATGAACTTGATGAAGTTACACCCAGCGTAGTAAAAAAAGCAGGACGAAGATCAGCCGGAAGCTACGGCAGGCCTGGTAGTAAAAAACAAAAGCGGGCCGCAAGTAAATCGAGCAGACAGTGGAACCCTAATGATTTAGACCATGGAGATGACGACGGCAGGAGTGAGTTAGGCCCCGAAGGTCCTTACGCGATTGTATGGCACGGCCAGTATTTAGAATGGTACGGTGATGGAAGCCCACGAATCGGCGCGGGCCGTTATAAATCAAAAGGCGACGCTGGAAATGTTCTTGCTAAAAATATCCTAACTTATGATATGGCACAAAAGCTTCTTTCAACAACAAACAAAATGTCTGGTGTCGGCGACGATGGTGATTACGGAGAGGATTACTCGTTAGTAACAAATAGTTCAGAACCAGAAATTGTGCCAATGTCAGAATTAGGAAAACATTTTTACGGATATGATTCCGAATCGCAAGAATATGGCGCAAAGCCAGAGCAAGACGATCACCATAAAGTAATGGATTTGGCAGACGTAGAAGAAACATGGCACAAAAAATCCAAAAAATCCAAAAAAGTTAAAGAAGGCGAATTACACAACCCAACGTCAACTAATAAACTCCCGCGTGGTTGGCCATTTGCTGTTTATTATAAGAAAATTGAATCAGACCACAAATATGCTGGATACTTTGTTTCCTATGAAGATAAAATATATCGTTTCTCTATTAAGAATGACGCAGTTCATATCGTTTCAGACAATACAGAAGAAGAAGTTAGGAAGGTAATGACTCATCTTAAATCGCAGGGTTGGGAAGATGTTACTAAATCACGACAGGGCGAAACAGCCGCTGGGAAGGGTTTTGATCGATCAGGCTTATATAAGAAAATGAAACAAGAATTTGCGGATCAAGGCAAAATTAGAAAAGACTCATTTGAAGGCGCAGTTGAAGAAAGAAAACTTTCCGAGCCCGAAAAAAAAAATAAAGAGCATAATGTAAAAAAGTTAAAAAAACATAAGAAGAGTTTTTCAAAATATGGAAAAGATGCAGACAGCGTTATGTATGCAGTAGCAACAAGAGATGCTAAAAAAGGAAAGAAATACAAATAGGATAATATTATGACAGTAAAAACTTATAATAATCTCATTGATGAGATGAAAGCACTTGCTGATAAAATCAACAAGCATTATGATACTGTAACTTTAGAAACAGTAGAGGAATTAGATACACCTGCTACCGAAACCCAACGCATTCTTAATGAACTTAAAGACAAAGGCGTTCTTACAGAAGAAGATCTGTACAAAACAGAAGAAGATGCAAAAAAAGATGCAGAGAGTTTTTCTCCTGAAGTTACAAAAGTTGTAAAAATCGAAACGTAATAAGCACTATATAAAGGGAAGACTAATGAAATTGGCCGAACTAATGCTTGTTAACAATAAACTTGTTGAAAACCAGTTGTGGGATAATTTAATGGACCGCAATGATGGTGTGTTTTATCGAGGCCAAAAATTATCACGTGGCGTCGGCACTGGTTTAGGAGCATTAGGAAACGGCGTTTATTTAACATGGGAACCATCTATGGCAAAGGCCTTTGCTAAGGAAGTAGACGGCGAAGTTAAAGAATATAGAGTTAAGCCAGGTCTTAAGATGGCAGATAGTGCTGGAGAAGACTTTGGTGAGATAAAACAATCCATGGGTTTTCAACCATGGGAATACAGCGACGATCCAATGTTTGGTGGTATGCTAACTATGGGATTAAAAGATAAAGGCTATGATGGTGCTGTTAGTGATAATCCAGCAGAAGGCATAGTTATTTTTGATCCAAAGAATGTTGAGGAAGTAGAACAATGAAATATACAGAAATTTTAGGTGGCATTCAGACTTGGGTTAATAATGAAGAAAATGAATTAGTTGAAGCGGTTCAAAAACACGGCCGGCTACGATATAACGATTTAGACGAAAGACAATTAGAGCATTGTAATAATTTAGTTAAACGTGGTATTTTAATAAGGCAACACGATCAAGACGGCCATTATTTTAAAGAAGTTAATGATGATTTATAATCCAAACGACCTTCCGGAATATCATACAGAAATTGATTGGTCAAAACCAACAGCATTATTTTTAGGAAGATTTAGTCCATGGAATCCTGGCCATCGCGCAACATTTGAAACAATGCTACGAGCAGGAGAAAAAGATTTTCAAGGAAGAGGTAATGAACCTGTTTCAAGAGCAAAGCAGGTTTGCATAATGGTTAGAGATCAAGGCAAAGATGATTTTGAACAAATTAAAGAAAGTATAATTGAATCCTTAGATTCAGAGTATCATAGTCGTTATTACATTATGAAAGTTCCAGATATTACAGATATTTTTTATGGTAGACAAGTTAGTTTTGATGTACATAGGGTGTGTTTACCGCCAGAGTTAGAGCCGATGCCTAGTAAAAGAGTACGGGCGGAAGAGCAGTACTATCAACAGAAGTTTTGGGAGAATCGACAATAGTAATAAGTAATATAAACTATGAGGTGTTAGTATGACTGGTGCCACTGATATGAAAAAGATACTGGAAACTTTAGAAGTTGCTCTCAATAAAGTTGTTAATACTGTTGTAGAGGAAGGTAAACCTATTATACATAAAAAAGGTATTTTAGGTAATACTTGGGAAATTGTTAAGGAAGATGTTAATCATTATAGAGTTTTTTGTAAAGAAACTAATAACACGCTTGTTGATAATATCGAATTGTATGAAGTTGCATTTAATATTGCATATCTATTAACTAAAGGAAATGCAATAGAATCGGAAAAAGTTAAAAAAATTATCCGAGAGAATGAACAATTTTGTAAATATTTTTATGAAGCAGTATTTTATAACAAAAAACGCAAAATATATGCGAAACAGGAAAACTGGCAAAAACATGATCTTATGGAAACACAGTTTGAAATTGCTCGAGATCGGGCGATTCATGCAAGAGAGAAACTTCGAAATTCGAAACAGAAGTCATAAATATGTTTATCCAGTAATAAACAGGGGATAAGCATGTTTTTAAACGATTTATCAAATAATACAACACATTTTAATAGAATTAACCGTTGGCTTAATTCTGAATTTGGTGTCTCCGTTGACAACACGTCGTCAAGGACAAACCTTATTGAAGCCAAAGGTAAGTTAGAAGTTCGTAAAAACAAAATAGCCTCCAGTAGTAAGTTTAATGAATATCACGGTGATAAAAATTATGTAAAGACAATGTTAATGCTTGAAGCAATAAATATGCTTCTTAGCAGTAATAACGGATCGATTATTTCTACACCTAAAGCAATGGTAGTTGAGCAAACTGATGAGATTGAAAATGCTCAGATTCTTCTTGCCGCACAAGATATGGTTGATAAACTTGCTGGCATGGCAGAGGATTTAGCAGAACTTCAAACAAAGGCATTGATGCCATTGGTTGATGAGATTAAGTATAACTTAGGTCAGCAACAGGCACAGTCTTTTAATGATACAGCAAAAGGACAATTACAATCTGCTCTAGACGCTATTACAAGCGTTAAAGATGCAATGGGTGATCAAGTATTAGCATTACAAGGTGGCGAAGTTCCTGCTCCAGATATGGGTGCAGAAATGCCTGAGATGCCAGCAGAAGAAATGCCAGGTGAAGTTCCAGCAGAAGATACTCAAGATATGATGGGCGGCGCCGATGAAGTTGCCGGCCCAGCAGAGTCACCACTAGGTAGGGAAGAGAAGTAATGAAGCTTGCCGAGATTTTTTTTAGTGAAGACGAAGAATCCAATGCTGATGTAATTAAATCAGAAATTGGCGATCTATTATTCATGATGAAAAATCAAGGCATAACTGAAATTGAAACTGAGTTTGTTATTAAGAAATTACATGACAATGGTATAGATATAGATAAAATATTATTAGTCGATACACTTAATGACATGCCCGATTTAGTAAATACTGCTACAGTAGAAATGATAACATTAAAAGTAGAAAATTTACCAGATGCTACAACAGACGCGGAGCAAGCACAAAATACCGTTGCACAAGCGGCAGATAGTGCTAATCCACTTACTTAGGAGATGAGATGGCTGTTAACAATATAATGATTAGTGCCGCCGACGCTAAGTTACAAGGACAAGGAAATCTTGTTATACTTAAAGAAGTTCGCGCTATCGAGGAAGCAATTTTAGCCGCAGTTAGTAATAGTTTACTAAATGCAACGGTTGCTGATGGTACGGCATTAACAATGAGTACCCCTGACATTTCCGTTACAGGAACAATTAATAATCCGACAACAACAGCCGCAGATACTTTTACCATTAATGGCACTATTGTTACTGCTAGTGGAACAACACTTAATTCATTAGTAGATGATATTAATATTTTAGCAGTAACAGGTATTACAGCAAGTAAAACATCAGTTAATGGTGCATTAAAGATTTCAAGTGATAATAATAATTTTACATTAACAATTGCCGCAGGAACTGGCACAATTTTATCTGATATTGGTATTACAGCCAGTATAGTAGAAGCAACTGATGTAAGTAAAACTTATTATAATGTATGGCAAGCATCTGCTACCAATACAACATATACTCAGCAAATGTCTGAAGTAATTAAAAATTTTACAGATTTAGGTTATGCAATTACTAGGCAAAAGAATGCCTCGACGTCCAATGCTACTTTTAAATGGTATGTTACTTGGTAAATAGGCTATTGACAAATGATATTTCTTGTAGTATAATACAAGAATGTCATTAATAAATAAGTTATACGAATATCCCAAATTAAAACGAACCGATAAAGATGGCGAACGTCTTTACGATACAGGAAGTGCAAAGGTACCTTCTGTAACAACTATTCTCGGCCGCCTGAAAGATATGTCTGGCATCAATGCTTGGAGAGCTCGCGTTGGAGCAGAAGAAGCACAACGTATTTTAGTAGAAGCCGGAAATTTAGGTACAGCAACACATAAACATTTAGAAAATCATTGTTTAGGTATCGCTCGTCCTACCGGCACAAATCTAATTAGACAAATAGCATCTAAGTTAGCCGACGTAGTAATTGAAAAAGGCATCGTTAATATAAATGAAGTTTGGGGATTAGAAGCATCATTATATTCTCCCGAACTTTATGCCGGTACTACAGATTGTGTAGGACTTTGGAAAGATAAACCCACCATTATAGATTTTAAAACATCTCGTTCAGTAAAAAAGCGAGAATGGATCGAGGACTATTTCTTACAAGGTTCCGCATATGCTATGGCACATAATGAACTGTTTGGTACAGATATAAAAACAGTTGTTATTATGATGGTTACACACGAAGGAGAGTATTTAGAATTCGTAATTGAACAAGATGAATTTGATGAATATATTAGTAAGTGGCTTGATAAACTCAAAGAGTATTATAAGGTTTTCGATAAATACTAATATTAAGTAATACTGGAGATTGATGCTGTGGCAAAAATAACTAGAATGCAACAACGCCGCGGGTTACACAGGGATTTACCTCTTCCTTTACAACCTGGAGAATTTGGATTAACAACAGATACAAGAGAACTTTTTATTGGAAATGATACTACTGATGCATTAGGTGGTATTCAAAATAAAACAGTTCAAGTTGGAAATGTTGTTGACGGTTATTCTCATGCTCATTCTTTGCTTAGTAATCAAATTATTGAGTTTACAGTAAAGCGTTCTATTATTTTTAGTCAAACAGGCATCGGCCCGTTTACAATTCAAAAAATTCATTCTGGTCTTAGTGCATTAGCCGCCCATGCTAGTGGCGTTGCATTAGAAACAGGAATTAACGATCAAACATTAAAAATTTACAAATATTCTCCAGCAAATTATAATCATAAAAAGTTATTACCAGGAGATCCTGACGGCGAACCAATTGTTCAGGGAGATTATAATATTTCTGGTACTAATAGTTTAAATCTAGTTCAAGCATTAGTATCTAATGATATTGTATATGTTGTATATTTAAATAAGAAAGATTTAGAAAATTATCTTATTACTGAATTTAATACAGACTATGATGGGGCTGGTAGCGATCTAACTGATCTAACTTTACAATTATCAACTGATCAGTTATACTTTGATGAATCTACAGGTGAAGGATTTATTGGTTTGAATCAATCACAGATTCCAAAAGTAGATAATAGTACAAATTTTCCACTTCCAAATAATGCAACATCAGCAAGTAATAAATCAATTATGGAATGGTTGCAAGAATGGATCTCATCAGCAAGTAATAAACTTAATGGAGCGTTTGTAACATTGGGTTCTACTTTTTATAGTGATGATAGTTTAACTGGTGGCAAAGGTATTGCTAAGTTTGGCGATGACGGAACAAGTACTGTTCCAACGTATTCATGGGATAGCGACTTAGGATTTACTACAAGAAGCCATACAGCCGCAGTTAATATGTCAAAATTCTTTAATCAATCATGGTTAATGGAAGGCTCAGCACCAACTAGAGAATTATCACATCTACGATCAAACATTAAAGTTATTACAGAGACAAATACTGGAGACCTTTGGGCAAATGTAGCAATAGGTAATCCAACAATTAGAGAATGCGGCCCAACTAGTGCATCAGGCACAAATGATGCAAGAGGATCGCAAACTATGCGTCCATTGGGATCAAGTTCATTAACTAATCAAGGTAACTTGGGTAGTGTTTTTTATGATACTTCTGGTACTAGAAGTCTTGAGATGGATTATGTTATAGAATGGTATGACGGCCCAGTAACGTATCATGTTGTACGAACAGGTAAGGCAACAATTAGTATGCCTATGATCGCCGCCGGCACTAATGTATATGGATATGGCCTAATATTGGATCAATGGAATGAAATGAACATTATGAATCCAACTGGTGCAATTAATTTTGCAGTTGGTGCAGAGTTTGATTTAGGTGTTATAGTTTCATCAATGGTAACAAAATATGGCGATCCTGTTATTGTTAAGGATTATAGAGGCGCCAGTGTACAGATAACTAATGCTACTCAAGCGAATCCTGTAGTAATATCATCAGCAAATCATGGATTTAGAAATGGAGATAAAGTTACTATTTCTAATGTCGAAGGAATGACAGAATTAAATGGTAATACTTATACTGTAGCAGGCCTGTCAGATTATGGAATATATCCTGAGTTATATGGTACAGAAAATACTTTTGAATTAAGTGGAATAGATGGAACAGCATTTACCGCATGGTCAACACCAGTTGCTGATACGCCAACTGCACATGGTGGTGCATTAATAGATACCGCATTTAATACCAAATATGGTGTAACTGTTTCGGTTAGCCAAGCATCTCGAGAGATATCTGCAGACGCAACATTTGTTACAAATTTTGCTTCAGAAACACAAGTATTTTGGGCAGACAATGATTTAACTAGCTCGTCTTATGGAAAATATTTTGGTTTTATAACATATAGCAATACAAGACCTGTATCGGCACATATCCGATTCATTAATAAACGTTTTTAACTCTTGACATATATTACCTATTAGGTTATAATTAAGTGAAAATTAAGAAATGAAAAAATCATTTAGTATACTTTTGGTATGCTTTCTTTTTATGGGTTGCGCCGCAGTACCTCCTATAATTAAAATAGCATCGTGGATTAAAACAGGAGCGGATGTAATCTCATATATTGAAACTGATAAGACAACAACTGATCATGCATTATCATATGTTATGAATAAAGATTGTAGTGCATTCTATCTCTTAGAAAGTAAAGCAATATGTTATAAAGAGGATGAAATATGGCCGCCAATATAGATTTAAACAAGTATCAAGATTTTGTCGAAGCAGTAACTTCAACTGAAAGCAACGAATTAGCACCAATGGTGCAACGAATGTCTGATTTAGAAAAAGAAGGCATTAACATGGCATTACTGTTAACAGGGTCAATTGGATTATCAAGCGAGGGAGGCGAGTTTAGTGAGATCGTTAAGAAGTGTGTTTTTCAAGGTAAGCCTATGGACGTATTCCATCTTAAACGCGAACTGGGCGATATTTTATGGTATTGGATTAGTAGTTGTAGGGCTCTTAATTTGGACCCAAATGAAGTAGTTGCAGAGAATGTAAAGAAATTACAAGAACGATATCCGGGTGGCGAGTTTGATGTGTGGCACAGTGAAAATCGTAAAGAGGATGATTTATAATGTATCGTCCCTTGCCAGACGGTTTAACTATTAAAGATAGTGGTATAGATGGTTTAGGCGTAGTAGCAACAAAGGAGTTTAAATCAGAGACTGTATTAGGAATTGTACATATTGCAAATAAAAATTTTCCGCATGGGTTTATACGAACAGCATTAGGTGCTTTTTATAATCATTCAGATGAACCCAATTGTGTTGTATTAGATGGATTCTGGCACCAAATAAAAGTTAAATATTTAGTAACACAAAATAACATTAACATAGGTGATGAATTAACAGCAAAGTATTCATTGTATACAGTTGATGATGATTCATGGGAGTAAAAAATGTTAAAAACAAATAAATTTAAAGAAAATGAGATTGTAAGTGTTAAGTTAATATCGGGCGAAGAAATTGTTACTAAACTTGGTAAACCTAACGATGATTTTTATGTGTTTATAAAACCAGTAGTATTATCAGTAACTCCGCAAGGTATGGGACTTGCTCCATATATAATGACAGCAGATGCAAATAAACTTACAATTAATGTGCATGAAAGTAAAATTATTGCGATGGCAGAATCACAGGATACAGTAATACAAGAATATACTAAAGCGACAACAGGAATTATAACAGCATCTAAATCAGGTGTTATTACTTAAATACTATTATGACAATACCAATACATAGAGATACAGATGCAAGAGTATGTGGAGCCGCTACAGTAGTAGTAGGAAATTTCACTGTTAAGGCAAATAATTTATTAGTTTCTGTTGATGGTGACCCAAATTCACATGGCGGCGGCGCCCTGGGTGCAACTAGCAAAGAAGTGTATTGTCATAATATTTTAGTAGTGCATCATACGCCGGATCCAGCCGCACCTGATGCTTTATGTCCTCCATTAAATGGTTCGCATTGTGCTCCAGATACAGCCCAAGGTTCTCCTGATGTTTTTACAGGATGAAATATGTTTATTTGGGTTTTTATACTTAAAGCATGTAACACTGCTGTACAGGGATCTGAGGGCGTTGTAGCCCCCTGTATAATCGAAATAGACAAATGCAGAAGAAATAACTGAACAATTTGGACCAATTTTACATATTTTAAGGTTTACAAATGAAAGGTTTCCAAGTATAATTAGTACTATTAATACAGTGAATATAGCTTACTGCCATAGGAGGAAATATTGAATTACTCAGTTAATGATGTTAGTAAAACATTTGATCACTTTACGGATATGCAGTTAATTGCTATTGTAGCACAAGCAGAAGATTGGCCGCATGAAAAAATTTATGAAACAGCGCATAAAGAAGCATTAGTTGAAGGCGATCCGTGGGAAAGATTTGATAAAAGTTTAGAACCAAATGGTGACGGCCGATTACCAACACCGGTTCGTTTAGAATTAATGAAGGCCGTAAAAATACATATGAATGCAGGAACATTAAAACGTCCTCAGTTTAGTAATACTTTTTTTAATTCTAAATTTTTTAAAGGGGCAATGTGGTTTTTGATTTGTTATTTTATTGTTTCGTTTTTCATTTAAAGATAAAGGCAAGACGGTGCGTAAGTTAGTTCAAATTACTAAACATAACTATGAAGAGTTTAAATTTAAAGTTGACGAAGATCCAGTTAGAGGAGAGCTTGATTTAAATTTTCGTTTAACTGCTAATCGAAGTATTTTTGTTTTAGCAAATAGTTCATATGAAAGTGCAATATGTGTTGCATTTACAAATGAAGTTCCAACCACTGTAGATGAATTAGATTTATTAAGTAAGGTTGCTGGAGGCAATATTGCTGTATTTTATACTGTTTGGAGTAAAAGACCCAAAGCAGGCAGAGATTTAGTTTTTGCAGTTTCTGATTACATTATAGAAAATTCAGAACATGTAAAACGTTTTGTAACCTTGTCGCCAAAAACAAATATAGCTTATAGATTTCATACAATGAATGGCGCAAGTTTGATTCAAGAAAACAGCATGACTGACAATTATGAGTACTTTATAAATAACAGTTGAGCATAGGAGAAGTAAAATGGAAATAATTTCCATACTACAACCGGAGGGACAAGATGATCCTGATCCGGAAAGTAGCACCTTACGCATTGAAGGCCTATATCGTTTGGAGTATTTGTTTAGATGTAACCGCACTAGCAGGAATAGCGTGGTTTATTCTAACATAAAAAACTAATGGACGACGGCCCGAGTAGATGCTATAATTTTTATGATCTTGCTTTGGCAAGATGTTTTCTTATGACTTGACAACCATTCCTTTTTATGCTATAAATAGTATTACAATGTTGAAGCAATTCGAACGCTGTGCAGGACCCGGGTGCGATTCCCGGCATCTCCACCATAAACACTTAGGAGAAAAATATGTGCCCAATGTGTTATATTAATGGACTGTTATTTTTGATTTTCGGCGCTAGTGGTGCTACAATGGCAAATAATCCTTGGATAATTGCTATTAGTATATTACTTACTATTGCTGGTTTTTGGTGGATGTGGAAAGCATATAAACGCAATAAAGGAACAGGTGGTTGGAAAAAGAATTTAAAAACCTCGGTGTTGTTTTTATTTGTGTTTGCGGCAGGCTATGGAACAGCGGCCTGGCAGACACATGAGTATTTTGAACACAAATATAATGCTGAACACGAACATGATTAAGTTTTTATGATGGGGATGATCAGGTATCGACTGGTAGTTAATAGAAACGTGGAGTTGTCCGGATGTAAGCTCGGTTAACGCGAACAAACTTTATAAATGCTAACGATAACGCATTTGATTTGCCACTAGCCGCTTAAGGCTAGTGCGGGGTTTAATAGGCAGGTGCACCTGGCAACATAAGCACCTGCCACTTTCTCCGGATCCTCTAAACAGGAAAATATTATGAATAAACCATCAAAGAAAATTGTAAAGTTATGTGCTCATCGTTTGCACTATTTTAAATTAGAGGGAAAATATGCAAAGCTTCGCAGAGAAGTTGAGATGAGAATCACAGAGGAGCATCTCAAAGCATTATGATGCGGGTGTCGTATAGTGGTAATACCTTAGCCTTCCAAGCTAAAGCTAGGAGTTCGATTCTCCTCACCCGCTCCAGATTATAGGTCTCATGGTGAAGCGGTTATCACAGCGCCCTGTCACGGCGCAGTCAGGGGTTCAATTCCCCTTGAGACCGCCATTCTTGAAAGGAATGATTCAATGAAAGTATATATTTCAAACTATCGTAATCATTGGCTCTCTCCATATACAATACTTGAAAAGATATTCTTTTGGAAAGAAATAGAGTACGATGAGCCAGCAATTGATCGTTGGGCAACTCGTCTTGAACCGTTGTGTAATGTTATGTTATCTGTGCTTGATGTTATTCATCCTAGTATTAATTATGTTAAAATTGATCGATGGGATACATGGAGTATGGATCATACGTTGGCTCAAATAGTAGTGCCAATGCTTAAACAACTCAAAGAATTTAATCATGGAGCGCCATTTGTTGATGATGAAGATGTCCCAGAAGAATTGAAATCAACGGCCGCACCTCCTGGCAAAGACAAGCTGCACCAGGACGATAATTATTTTAAGAGGTGGGACTGGGTCATGAACGAAATGCTTTTTGCGTTTGAATATAAGTTAAACGGCGAAGGCGAGCTTCTGGAATTGGATATTAATGTAAAAGTAGACGAAATACGCATTGCCAACGGCTTTCGTTTGTTCGGCAAATATTATTCAGGTCTGTGGGATTAATAAGGTTATTTGTTCTAGATTAAAATAAAGTCTTAAATATATGTATGGCTCTGTCAATTACACATATTGCTTTACATGTTGAAAATTTAGATACTTGTATAGAATTTTATCAAGGATTTTGTGAACTAGAAATAGTACACAAGAGAGATAGTGCCGCCTGGCTAACTAATGAAGCATTAAAAAATAAGTTTATTATAGTGCTTATAAAAGGCGGTAAGAAAAATAAGCAAAAGTTTAAAAAAGACTTTTCGCATATTGGCATAGCAGTTGATTCATTAGAAGAACTTTTTAAAAAAGTTAAAGAAGGTAAAAAATTAGGCTGTTATGCATTTGGCCCGTTTAACGAGGACTATCCGACAGGACATATTGCCGGATTTCTCGATCCGAACGGTAATTTAGTTGAATTATCCTACGGTCAGCCCATAGGATTATAAATAGTATCAGCGGTTGGATGACCGTAAATTTTAATATCCATGGAGAAATATTGTGAAAATTTGGTATGATGGTTTGTCAAAGGGCAAAAAAATGTTACTTTTGTTAGGTGTTTTAGTTGTTGTATCCTTCCTTGGTGACCAAATGGGTTTTTGGACTATGTCTTTGCCAGGCCCAACAGAACCAGTAAATTAATAAATTAATTTTTTAATTTTAAAAATCCCCTGCGGGGGATTTTTTTTGAGCACTAAATATTGTTATGTCAAAAGGATATTATATAGTTTTTATACACGTCTATCGCCCAGCTGATGGTGAAAAGACCGAAGCAGTTAATTGGGGCGCAGAAGGTAATTGGCGCCGCCAAGAGGAAGTGTATTTTGTTGATCGTATAAAAAAACAACACACAGTATCAGCAACAACTATTTTCGATTATGGCAACCATAAAATTATTAAGGATAGAACTCAAACAGCAACCCCCGATGTTATGTTAGATTATGTTAGAGAAACATATCCTGATGAATTTGCGCGATTTATGATGCGGGTTACGCAGGATAAGTTTAATAAAGATCAAGGTTGACAAATCATTTAACTTAAAGTAAAATATAGGTTATTGTTACAGAAGTTACAATAGAGGAGAATTTATGAATAAATTTATAGCAATAATTATTGCTACCATTGCAATCAGTATGGCTGGATCCGCCTATGCTGGTAATTTCGACAAAATTGAGTTAGAAGGATCCATTAGTACTTTAGGTTTTACATTATCACATGATAATGATACTGATGTAAAAATAAAATATTCGGCCGATGTTACTGGATATAATCTTGGTGGAAGTCTTCATTATGAGCATAGTAAGCAAGATACAAATATTATTGGATTTGGTTTACATGCAAACAGTGATATAAGTTATGGAAATATTTTATTTGCTTCTGAAATAGATTGGGATTTAACAAATACTGAATGGGATTTAGAATCAACAACCAAGTATAGTATCTTTAATATTGGAACATATATAAATGTAAGGTTTGATATAGACGAGTTCTCATATGCCGGTAATGGTATTGGACTCGATTATACTATAAAACTTAATAATAATCTTTCAATAATTCCAAGTGTTGAAGTGCTGTTTAATAAAGACTTTGATCGTCAAGATGCAACCGCGGCGATTCATTTAGCATTTAGTTTTTAACTCGGGGATTGGCCTAGTCCGGTAAGGCGCCTGCTTTGGGAGCAGGAGATCGCAAGTTCGAATCTTGCATCCCCGACCATTTGGAGAGGTGGCAGAGCCTGGCTTATCGCGATAGATTTGAAATCTATTGTACAGAAATGTACCGGGGGTTCGAATCCCTCCCTCTCCGCCAGGCAAGTTTAAGGTTAACTAAATAAAAAAGCACATCTAATTTAAAGGAGTATCAAATGGCCGATCTAATTGATAATCGAGACGACGACGAGATCGCCGCGAAAATCCGTGACCTAGTGGAGGACCGCATCCAGCCAGCGGTGTTGCAGAACGGCGGCGAGGTCGAATTCCGCGGCTTCGTCGATGGCGTCGTACTGCTCGATATCCAAGGCCCGGCCGTCGCAATGCTGTCGGGCATCGAGAACATGCTGCGCCATTGCGTCCCCGAGATTACGGCGGTGCAATCCTTCGAAGAATACGAACAGCTCCAGAGGCCCGAGATGAACACCCCCGAGGCCCTGACCATCCGCGATCTTCTTGAGACCCAGATAAACCCCTCGGTTGCCGATCACGGCGGCCATATCGCTTTGATTGACGTCTCGCCCGAGACGGTTTACATCCGTCTCGAAGGTGGCTGTCAGGGCTGCGGCATGGCCGATGTAACCCTCAAGAACGGCATCGAGACCGCCATCA